CGCCGCGCGTGATGGTCGAGCCTATGGCGGCTGGGCGTGCGGAACCGGCGCGGGAGGTCAGATTGCCGGACAGCGAGATACCAACGCGCCGGCGCCGGCATGAGCGGGTGACCGGGACTGATCTGCTGCCGCACGAGAAGAAGTCTGGATGGGACTATCAGTGGCTCCCGATCCGGGTGTTGAACCAGCCGGTGGACCGGGCGCGGATCAGGGACTTCGAGGACAATGGCGGCTGGCGACTGGTACGCGCTGCGGATATGCCTTCGCGAGCGGATGCCGGCACTCCGCCGGATGCGCCGATCGAGCAGGAGGCGATGCACCTCTACACGCGCCCCATGAGCCTGACGTTGCAGGCCCGCGAGGAGGACACGCAGACGGCCTACCAGCAGCAGCACGACAGGATGCGCGCTGCGGCGAATGGGCAGAGTGCGGTGCGCGGCGAGGAAGGCATACCGAACCGCCGGGGCGTGAGAACCGTGCCGGTGGAGATTTCCATTGTGGGAGAGGCTGGGTAGCGGCTATACTCCAGACCGTACCGTTTCTCCCTTGTTGACCGAGGAAACCGCCGGGTGGCGCCACTGCCCGGCGGTTTTCTTTTGTCTCTTGCGTTGGGACGCGAAATCGTCCTAGGGTTGACATAACCGCTTCTGCCGCGCTGGCCAGAGGTCTCTTTCCCGGACCATAACCGCCCTGTGTCGGGGCCGTTTCTGGACCAGAGGCGGAAATTCCGATGGCGAATGTCTTTGCGCCACAGGGCTTGGTGTATTCCTTCAACAAGCTCGGTGCGGCACCGACCTACCAGGCACAACTCTGCTACATCCAAAGCGGCTACTCGACCAGCATCCCGATGGGGGCGGTGGTCCTTTCGGCCGGCGGCTACATCACGCTGGCAGCCGACAACCCCGCGACGATCTTCGGGGTGTTCGCCGGGGTGCTCCCCTACTGGGACACCACGCTCCAGGCGACTGCCCACGGACGCAACGGCGCCTGGGTGGCCAGCACCGCCTCGAATGCCTCGGTGCCCTGCCTCGTCATCACCGACCCGATGGCGGTGTTCCGCATCCAATGCTCGGGTATCGCGCCTGCCGCGACCTGGCCGGGGCTGAACATCAACTGGATCGCCGGCACGAACGCCACGCTCTCCCAGAGCGGAATTTCGGTGCTGGCTGCGGACAGCAGCACGCCGGCTACCACCAACACCTTCCCCTTTGTCATCGAAGGACTGGCGGGCGTCGTGGGAGGCCCGCAAGACCCAACGCAGGCGAATCCGTGGATCAACGTCAGGATCAATCCTGGCCTGTCCCGCGCACTGCTCAGCACGGGAGCCTGAACGATGGCAATCACCACCTCACAAATCCCCGCCCTGCTTCTGCCGGGCGTTCGGAAGGTCAAGGGTCTCTATCGCGAGATGGAAACCCAGTGGAAGAAAATCTACGCGATCGGCCCGTCCAACATGGAAGCCGAGCGAACCGTCCATGTTCGCTACCTGCCGCTGCCGCAACTCAAGCTCGCCGGCACGCCGACGCAGTTCGACAACCTTGCTGGCCAGCGTTTCACGTGGAACCATCTCCACGTCGTCTTCAGCCTCGGCTATGCCTTCACCGAAGAGGCACTGGACGACAACCTGTACAAGTCAGCCTTCGACGCCGCCAACCTCGGTCTCGCGCGTTCCTTCCGCCAGATGAAGGAGATCAACGGCGCGGCTCCGCTCAACACCGGCAACGTGCTCAACGCCACCATCGGCGGCGACAACCTCGCGCTGTTTGCCACCAACCATCCGGTGGACGGCTACACCGTGCCGAACACGCCGCTCACCCAGGTCGGCCTCAACGAGAACACCCTGGCGCTCGCCAATAACATGATCCGGCGCTTCCGGGACGAAGCCGGGTTGCTGTACGGTTCGCAGGGCAAGAAGCTCGTTGTTCCGGTCGAACTCCGTCACGTCGCCAAGCGGCTGATGGAGGACGAGGTTCGCCCCGGCACCGCAAACCGCGACATCGAAAGCCTGCGCGAGAGCGACGATCTTCGCGACGGCTACGTGGTGCTGGACTTCCTCACGTCGCCCTACGCCTGGTTCGTGCTGTCCGACAGCGGCGGCCTGATCTGCCTCGACCGCAAGCCGTTCCGGACGGAGATTCAGACCGACTTCGCCACTAACAACCTGATGGTGAAGGGCACCGAGCGTTATTACATAGGTTGGGACGATTGGCGGGTCGGAACCGGGTTCTACCCCACCAATTAGGCCGAAATCCTGGTGGTGGCACGGATATGACGATAGCAGGAGCGGCCTAAATGGCAGCATCACAGATGGACGGCCCGCTCTTCCGGTCGGGCAATATGAACAGCCTGTCGGCGGCGACGTTCGGCAGCTACGTGGGCGATCCGAACCAGGACGCGGGACCGGGTGGTGTATTCCAGGGCGAGGCGCTGCTGGATGTGCGCTGGTGGTTTCAGAAGGATCAGGTGACTGGCTACACCGGCAGGGTGCCGGGGCATCTGATGGTCCCATATCTGAAGTCGGCCAATCAAATCCCAGCAGCCTTGGCAGCGAACAACATTGCAGCAGGTCAGCATCCCACAACGGGGACCGCTCTCACGTTTGCGACGCGCAGCGTGGGCGTCGAGGTGGCCATTCCGGTTATCCCATATGGGGCAGGCGGGATCGCCAATGGGACGCCGGTCAACTGTATTGCACTGGACTTCGGGTTTGCCTGGGGCACGGTGGTTTCGGCCAGCACGACAGTCACGGTGGCGAACAGCTACGACTTCAGGGTAGGTATGCCTCTGGTGATCGCGGGTGTTGGCAATGCCGGCGGCACGGTGCCGCTGCTGACCAACGTGCTGTCGATCACCGACACCACGCATATCGTGATCGCGAACGCCCCTGCGGCCTCGCTCAACCCAGCAGCAATCGGCACCGGGAATATCTGGGGACCGTCACCAGGGTCCAGCCAGAGCATGTTCGTCACGCCGACTGCGGCGCTGCCGTGGGTAGCTGGTGGTCCGGCGCTTGTGCTTGACCCCAGGCAGGCAATTGCGCGGGGAGGGCGGGTTGTTGGTACGACATCTGGCACGGGCGGCACGGTGACGGTCAACGGCTATGACATCTATGGTGCGCCAATGACCGAGACGATTACGCTGGGTGCAGGCGTGGCTACTGGTTACGGCGTCAAGGCGTGGAAGTATATCGCGTCCGTCGTGCCGAACTTCACTGATACTATCAACATCACGGTCGGCACGACCGATGTGTTCGGCTTCCATCATCGGGCATCCTACTGGGAAGATGTCAGGGTGTCCTGGGCGGCGGCACTGATGACCGCGACGCAGGGCTACACAGCGCCGCTGGCGCTCATCACCGCTTCGACAGCGACCACGGCGGACGTGCGGGGCACAATCCAGACTGGCGCAAGCGGCGGAGGAACCGGCATCGGTTCAACTGCATCGAACGGCACCGTGTCCAGCTTGGCGATGTCGGGCAACCGGCTGTTGATGGAAACCCAGCTTGGCCCGTGGTCTGATGTTCAGGCCTATCCGGCAGACCCGCGCACGCTCTTTGGGGTAACCCAGGCGTAGGCCGTGAGCAATCCCAGTACGGTCATCATCGCGCTTGGAGCTTCGACCGCTGGCGGCATCGCAACGTCGCAGGCGGTAGCTGGCGCTGGCAACCTGACGCTCAACGGCTCGCTGGTCACCTCCGGCGTGGCGCAGATGGACGTGGCACGGCGGGTGCTGATCGCTTCGGCCGGAGCCGACAGCGCCATCGTCTTCACGGTCTACGGCACCGATCGCAACGGCAACACGCAGTCTGAGACGGTGACCGGCGTGGCCTCAGGCTCGTCACAGTACACGAAGCTGGACTACATCACGGTGACCCGCATTGCGGTGTCGGGCGCGACCGCCGGCAACATCACGGTCAGCACCAATGGTGTGGGGTCAAGCGACTGGGTGGTGGACGACTTCCTGGCGACGACGTGGGAACTGGCGGGCGGCATCAGCGTGGCCAGCGGAACCGCTACCTACACGCTCGAGTACACCTACGACGATCCGAACAAGACCGGCACCAGCCTGGTGGTCTCGCCGTCACAGTGGTCGATGGAGCCAGCGAGCTATGTGCCGGCGCTGGTCTGGCCCTATGCTACGATCATCGGCGCCGGCGGCAACAATGAGTTCGCGTTCCCGAACAAGCCTATCTTTGCGCATCGCGTGACGGTAAATAGTGGGACGGGGACGGTCGTCATGCAATCCATCCAGTCCGGCGCGCCGGTGTACTGAAGGAGAGACTACAATGGCACGTAAGCGTATGGGCGATCTCGCCGGCAAGGAAGAGAACGAAGGCCCCGAGGAAGAGGAGCGGGCCGAGCAGGAAGACGCCGAGAAGGGCGGTGAGGAAGCTCACGGCGCCCAAGAGAAGAAGGAGATGGCGACCGGCGAGGAGATGAAGCGCGGCGGCGCCCACCACGGGAAGCACAAGCGCGCCCGCGGCGGTCACGTCGGCAAGCACGGACACCTCGACGGCGCGGCGCACCACAAGACCGAGGCGATTGCCGAGCACCATCACCCGAAGCATCCGCACCATCACCCGCGCAAGCGCGGCGGGCACGTCCCTGGCCACATGGCGAAGCATCGCCCGGATCGGCGTGCGCGCGGTGGAGCGACCTCGGATGTGAACCCGACCACGGCGGCCGGGAACATGAGCGTGCCGGAGTATGAGCGCCAGCCGCACATTCCGAACGGCGGCGGTCACGGGACCAGCAAGAACCCTCGCGCGAGTGCGGGCCGGGACTGACTGAGCGCTCTGGGTCGGCCGCATCTCAGAGAGCGCACGGAGGCCGCCTGACGGCGGGGGAGCGGCAGCACTTACCGCGTGGCGACTTTGCGCTACCGGGAAAAGGCGCCGGGCCGAAGGGGGCAGGAAGTGGGTCGTATCCGATCCCAGATGCCTCCCATGGCAGGAACGCGTTAGCACGCGTGTCGCAGCACGGTTCGCCGGAAGAGAAGTCGCGCGTTCGGGCGGCGGTCCACCGGAAGTTTCCGAATATCGGCCAGGGGTAGGCCCCAATGCCCAGCGGCACCTACACATTCTCGCTGGCCAACAGCAGCGTCATCCTCGAAGCGTTTGATCGCATCCAGCGACCGCCCCCCACGATCGGGCGGCATGAGATGCTGTCGGCCCGCAACTCGATGCAGCTTGAATTTATAGACTGGGAGGACGCCGGATTTAATTTCTGGAAGACCACCAGCGGCACGATCAACCTGCTGGCCAACACGGCCACCTACGCGATGCCGGCCAATCTGGTGACGGTCGAGGAGATGTACTACAGCAACGTCAACGCCCTTGGCACGGGCGTCAATTCCGACCGCTGGCTGGTGCCGATGAACCGGACGGAATACGCCCAGGTCGTGAACAAGTTACAGACTGGTATCCCCACGCGATACTGGTATCAGATGCTGGCGGTTCCGCAGGTCACGCTGTGGGAGGTCCCTGCGGCCGGGCAGGTAGCGCCGCAGTACGTGGTGAACTGGTTCGGCTTGCAGCAGATGCAGGACGCGAACCTGGGCAGTGGGGAGACGCCCGATGTGCCGCGGCGTGCGCTTGATGCGCTGTGTGCCCGGATGGCATTGCGTCTGTGCGAGAAGTTCGGGCCGCGCGACGCGCAGTC